AGAGGGCAAGCCAAAAATACAGCCTGGCTCTGCCACTAGAACAGGTTATCCTCAAGTAAACGGTGGTTTAATAGTGGTAGAAGATGTAAGTACTAGAATTTCAAAAATATCAATACCAATTAGAGTTACAGAAAAAAGTAATAAAACTTTTGATGAGTTTTATGACAATGCTGATAATAACATAATTACTTATAGGGATAAAAACTACTCAGGCTGTTTTATGGAGGTAATTCCAGAAAGGGAAGATATGGAAATAGTAGAATATGTTTTTATGGGTAATCCAGAAGTATAATGATTACTTGCTAATAAAATGGTAATATATATTATAGTGTAAACATTATTATAATTATATGACTATTCAGGATACTTTTGAATTTTCTTTAAGCTCTCCTATTAAGATACAAGGAGTAAAAGATGGTAAAAATCAATTTATAGAACAAGATATTTTATATTTAACAGCTCCTTCGCAAAAGCAGATGCGAGAAACTTTAAATTTAAAACAAAGTTTTTTAAAATCTATATTTGGCATGGCTAAATCTTTTTCTAAAGATCAGGTTAATAATAAATTAAATAAAGAGCAAAGTGATAGTAAATTTGATGCTAAAGGAATAATAGCAGCTTTAAATCTAGGGAGTGATCGTATTACGGACTTTTATTCAGAGTTTGAAAGTTATTTAATTTCTGGTGTAGCTTTCGTTAATAAGTCTTTGGATAATAGGATTAATTCACAACATATAGAATTATTATCAATAGATGATTTCGAGCAATTAGTAGCAAAATATATTGAGGTTTTTTTTATCCAATCATGGATGAAAGGAATGAGCGAAGACTAGAAAAGATTATATTTAATATTGCATATCATTATAATGGAGGAGTAAGTATAGAGTGGCTTGAAAATCAGCCTTATACAAAAGTCTTGCGGATTCAAGACGAGTTAGTTAAAATACACAAAAACTCACTACCTAGAAATAATCATGGCTTTTGATGTATCTTACATATATAAATTAGTAGATAATATTTCACCTAAATTAAAAACTATTCAATCTAATATTAATAGCTTAGATAAAAATATAAGTGATTCTACAAAAAGAATGAGTCGTAATTTTACAGATTTAGGTAAAAAAATGGCAACTCGAGTAACTTTGCCTATGGGTTTAGCTGGTGGTATGGCGTTAAGATCTGCTGCCAAGATGGAAACTTTAGAAACTGCTTTTGTTGGTATTTTGGGAAGCTCAGAAGAAGCTAGTAATATGGTAAAAAATTTATTTGAGTTCACTGCTAAAACGCCTTTTCAATTAGAAGGGGTTGCAAAATCAGCTAAACAATTATTAGCTGCTGGGGTTACTAGTACAGAAATGACAAAAAAATTACAGTTATTGGGGGATATATCAGCGGCTGCTAATATTCCATTATCTGATATGTCGCAAATATTTGCTAAAATTAAAAATAAAGGTAAAGCGATGACTGAGGAAATTTTGCAAATGTCAGATAGAGGCATTCCAGTTATAGATATATTATCTAAAGAGTTTAATATTACTAAAGATGCTGTTTTTGATATGGCTTCAAAAAGTCAAATTAGTTTTGCCATGATGGAATCAGCAATGTTGAATATGACTAAAAAAGGAGGTTTTGCTCATGAGGCTATGATTTTGCAAAGTAAGACTTTGACAGGTGTAATATCTACTATGCGAGATAATATTACTTTGGCTATGGGTGAGATAGGCAATGTTTTTATAGAAGATGCAAAAAGAATGGCTTCAAAGATTATTGAATTAACTCAATCATTTAAAAATTTTGCACAACAAAATCCTGGATTAATAAAAGTTATGATTACAATTAGTGGTATTATAGCGGTTTTATCTCCTTTATTAATATTATTGGGTAGTTTAGGTTTTGCAATGGTTGGTTTAACTACAACAATAAAAGCTTTTGTAGCTATTGCACTATTAGCTAAAAAAGGTATTGTTGCTTTAAAGGGTGCTATGATATTATTAAATCTAGCAATGAAAGCTAATCCTTTGGTGTTTTTTGTAAGCACTTTAGTTACTGCTATTACTTTGATTGCCACCTTTAAAGGGGGCATTATGGAATTAGGAAAATCTATTAAAGAATATTTAACAACTCCTTTGCAGGCATTAACTAACATATTTGAAAATATGAAAGATACTTTTAGTAGTATAGGCGGTAGAGTTGGATCATTATTTTCTAGTAATCAAGAAAATAATGTTTTAAAAAATGCTAATCAGAGAGTTATAAACCAAGATATTAAAAGTTTATTTAGAGGTCAGTTAGATATTAATTTTAGGAATCAGCCAGAAAACATGACAAGTATAATAACTGCTAATAAAAATAGTGGTTTAAATGTGGGGCTTAATACTATAGGCGGTGTGAGATGACTATAATAAATATAGAAAAGTACCCGCAAGCTAAATTTAGAGATGTAGAGTTTTATTATCAAGATAGCTCTGTAAATGGGGGACGAAAAACAATAACTCATGAATTTCCAGACACTAATAATAGGTATGTAGAGGATTTAGGAAAGCTAGAAAAGATTTACAATGTAAATGCTTTTATAGATATAAAATCAGATAATAGCAACTTAACTAAATTTTTAGAAGCATTAGATAAGGAGGGCATAGGGTCATTAATACACCCTATACATAAAAAGCAAAATGTTGTAGTTAAAAGCTACAATGTAAATGATACTATAAGAGAGCTTGGCATAGTGAGATTTAGTATAGTATTTGAAAAAGCTAGCAAAAATAGATTTCCTGTAGAGCAGCAAGGTAACAAAGGGAAGATTGCTAAATTTGTAGAAGATTTAAAAGAAAAAATAGATAAAAACTTTGGAGATAAATTTAAGTCAGTTAAAGGTAATTTAGAAAAGCTAAATAATGCAACTGATTCTATAAAAAGAGCAAGTAGAGAAATAAAAAGAGTAACTGCTTTAATTGAAGGGTCGGCAGATGGTTTTAGTTCTTTTGTTACTTCTATTAATGAAATAATAAACACTGCGGGGGGTTTGGTTCAGTCTCCTAGTGAATTATCTAATAAGTTAAGGACAGCTTTTGATAATTTAGAAGGTGCTTTTGATAATGCTTTATCTATGTTTAACATAACTAAAAATTTAAGCCCTTTTAATGCTGCCTCGGAAATATCACCTGTTGGCAACTCAAATACATCTATAGATATTAGAGCCAACCAGAAATTAATTAATGATTATATAAGTTTAAATTCTCTTGCTATAGGTTATGAGCAGGCAAGTTTAATAGATTATACAGATTTAGATCAATTAAATAATATTAAAGAAGATTTAGAAAATTCTTTTAAGAATTTACCTGATAATTTAGACAGAGAGATATATAATTCATTATTAGATATTAGATCGACAACTATTAATTACTTAAATAGTTTATTACTATCATTGCCAAGAATAATAGATTATAAAACACAACCTAATAATTTAATTTGTATAGTTTATAATTTTTATGGTAATTTAGATAATTTAGAGACAATAAGAAGATTAAATAAAATAAAAGACACCAGCAGAGTTAGCGGAGTTATTAAAATGTTGAGCTATGAGCAATAATATATTTTTTGAAATAAATGGTATAAGATATAGCGGTTTTACAGAAGTTAGTATAAATAATTCATTAGAAGCTTTTGCCTCTTCTTTTACAGCCAGTTTAGTATCTAAAGAAGTTGTTGATGATTCTAGGCAATCTTTATCACCTATAAAATTACAAGATGAAGTCGCTATATATATAGATAATGATTTAGTATTGACTGGCTATGTAGAAACTTTAGATATTAGTTATGATGATAATTCTCATATGATTATAGTGGGTGGTAGAGATAAAGCCAGCGATCTAATAGATAGTAGTGCCAAGCCTAATAGCTACAAAAACATTAAAACTATGACTAGATTAATAGAAAAGGTTTTAGTAGATAATGGATATAGTAATATAACAGTTAGTAAATCAGATAGTTCTATTGATGATAGTTTAGAAGAACAAGAAACTGTACATGTAGAATTAGGAGAAACTATATTTACTTTTTTAGATAGATACGCAAGAAAAGCGCAAATATTAATCACTACAGATAACAAAGGAAATCTAGTAATAACTAGAGAAGGAAAAAGCACTATTAATAGTGATTTAATAAGCATTAAAGGAAGTGAATTAAACAATATAAAAAAAGCTAATATTAGCTTAAACACAAATGATAGATTTAGATTTATAGAAATGTATTCAGCTGCTAATAATGAAACTTTTGATAAAATCAGTGTAAATCAAAACGCTATCGGCGAAGATACTGCAATAAGAAGTCCAAGGAGGTTGATAGTATTACCACAAGAAGCAAGTAAAACTGATATATTAAAAAATGCAGTTAAATGGCAGATTAATGTTAGAAGAGCAAAAGGTCTTAGATATAATTGCACAGTTGCAAATTACAGAGATAAAGATGAAGAGGGAAATTTATGGACTGTAAATACTTTAATAAATGTTTCAGATGATAAATGCAATTTAAATGGGCAATATTTAGTTGCAAGTGTAACTTATAATAAATCATTAGAAGGCACTACTACAAACCTAACTTTAGTAAATAAAGGTTGCTTTACTAATGACCCTTTAAGTTTAGTACAAGATGAAATAGGCAATGATTTTATAATTTAAAAAATTGATTTACAGTTTCTTGTATTTTAGCTTTTTTATGATTTAAATCTGTTATATAAGTATATAATTTACCATCTTCTTTAAATCTTACAAAGTTATTTTTTTCTAATAGTTTTATGCTGGCTATATTATCTCCATAAGTTAAAGCTATAATTTGACTATGCCCTTTCTTTTTACATTTTTTTAAAAACTTAGGTAATAAGTTGCTCATGATTTTTTTATTATGATATTCTATTTCTTTTATTTCATATTCTAAATGGGGAATTGATTTGCGGTTATTATCATAAAGCATTAAATGAATATGACCTATCACTTTACTATCCTTTTTAGATAATATGTTTTCAGCATATATAATATTGGGGTTTATGTTTAATTGCTGATTAATCATTTTATTAAAATTAAGTTATAAAAATATATTAACTATTTATATTATAATGTAAAGAATTAATTAAGCATTAACTTTAGTTTGGCCTGCATCATTTATATTTACTGTATAAGTTCCAGCACTTGAGCCACTAGGAATAGTCACTGATAAATCAGCATTTTCATTTAAAACAAGTGAGCTGGCATCTCCTAAATTAATAATAGAGCCATTGATAATAACATTATTTTGACAGTCAACTACTATATCGCCATTAGCTTTAAATGTAATTTTATTACAACCTCTTTTAAGATTGCCTACTGTAACTTCGGTTTCTTGTAAATCATTAGGCTGTAATAATGGATTATATGGAAAACCTATTGCATTAGAGCTAGTTTTATTAGGTAAAAGCAATAAAACCATGCTACCAGCGTTATTATCACTTTGCATATTAGAGGCGTAACCATAAGGATAATACATAAGAGTATCTATTATTTTACCAGTTGAAATTTGCACTTGAGCTTTTAAGCCATTTTCAATGGTTTTTATAAGATAGCCTTTTATTACTTCCATTTTTAAAAAATAATTTTATTATTATAATAAAATAAAAAACAAAATATGGCAATAGATTTAAAGTTTACACAAGATCAATCAGGGCTATATGATATTAGTTTTGAAAATGGAGGTTTTAAACTAGTAGATGACTTAGAAACTGCTTTGCTTATGTCAATATATTTTAAACAAAGAGCAAGTGACGATCAAGTGCATGTACCACAATATAGACAAGGGCATTTTACAGATGTTTTTAATGCTGATAGTAATTATGAAGTTGGTAGTTTAGCTTGGTATTTTACAGAGCAAGCTAAAATTACAGAAAAAAATATTAGTCTATTAGAGGATACTATAAAAAATGATGGCTTGCAATGGTTAATAGATGATAAAATAGTAGATGATATAACAGTAAATGCAGAGATTACTAATAAAGCTATTATTTTAAATATAAACTTAAAACCTCGCAATCAGCAAAACAGCAAATATTATCAAATTTTCTTAAATACATTTAATTAGAATAATGACTATAGAAAAACCTACACTTAAAGAAATACAATCAAGATTAATTGCTGATTTAATACAATCGGTTAATAATGGTGTTTCTGATACTACAAAGCATATTGACCCTAATTTAAAAAATAATGCGCCAATAGAATTAGTTAAGTGTATTGCTGGTGGTATAAATGATAACTTTGATTCTATACAAACATTACAAGAAGATTTATTTCCTTATTCAACAGAAGATGAGGATATTATTTTGGATTGGGCTGCTACTTTTGGAGTTAGTCAAAAGGTTGCAACTAAAGCAAGTGGCTTAGTTACATTTTCAGGAATAGCAACCACAACTATACCTTCTGGAACTACAATACAAACTTCATCAGGTTTAGAATATACTACACAAGCACAGGCAACTATTTCTAGTAATACAGTTAATGTTATTTCTTTGACAAGATCGGGTAATAAAGTTACTGCGGTTACAAGTTCTGATCATAATTTGGCAAGTGGTATAGAAGTTACTTTAAGCGGAGCTATTGAAACAGAATATAATGTAACTCCAATTATAACTGTTACAGACACAAATGCTTTTACTTTTGAAATAACTACCACGCCTAGCACACCAGCAACAGGAAGCCCGCAAGTTACTTTTGTTACAGCTAGTGTAACTGTAGAATCTAATGATGTAGGTTTAAATTATAATGCAATAAAAGGAACTGAATTAAATTTAATAAGTCCTATTAGTGGTGTTAATACTGCTGCCTATGTGCAATATACAGAATTGACAGGAGGAACTGATTTAGAAACTATAGAGCAATTAAGAACAAGAATAAATGAAAGAACTGCTGCAATGGCTGCGCCTTTTACTGTGGCTGGTTTACCTTCATTTATAAGAGAGAATAACTCTGGAGTAACTAGGGTTTGGGTTGAGGCTGCCACGCCTTCTGCTGGTTATGTTACTATATATTTTACTAGAGATAATGACACTAATATTTTGCCAAGTAGTGCGGAAGCTGCGGAAGTAAAGGCTACTATAACAAATGAAGAAACTGGAATTTTACCAGCCAATATGTCAGAAAGTGCTTTAATTGTTAGTCCTCCTGCTGGTGTTAGTGTAGATTTTACATTTTCTTCTTTAAGCCCTAATACTTCAGATATGCAAGCGGCTATAACTTCTTCACTAACAGATTATTTTAAAAACAACACAAATGTTAATACTAATGTAACTCTTGATGATCTAAAAAGAATTATATCTAGTACTTTTGATAGTTCGGGTAATGTGCCAGTTTATACTTTAACAACACCTAGCTCAAATGTTTTAATTAGTAGCGGAGAATTGGGAATTTTAGGAACAATAACTTACCCTTAATACTATGCCTGATTATATAGAAACTAGAACAAATGAAGAGCAAGCAGAAGTTTTAAGTTCATATTTACCAGCTAATGATCTCTTTGGTAAAAAAAACGATTTAACATCTAATTTAGGAAAATTTTTATTAGGATTATCACCAGAATTTAGAAGAGTTAGAGAAGTTATTAGAACTATAAGAAATGAATATTTTCCAGAAACTACCACTAATTTTATTGAAAATTGGGAGCGTCAATTAAATATTCCTGATGATTGTATAGATGTTTCTGCTGATATAGAGGAAAGGCGCAAAAATGTAATGCTTAAATTAAATGGTGTTAATATTTCAACTAATAAAGAAATTGAAAATATGTTAGCGGCAGCAGGTATTGAAGCAAAAGTACAAAATGCTTTAGATATTTGCACTTTACCTTTAACTCTACCTTTTATTTTAGTTTCACAGCAAGAAATGCCTTTTACTATTATAATTACCTTAGATTCAAGTTTAGAGCCTCAAGGATTCCCTTTAACTTTGCCTTTTACTTTGTCTAGTCAA